GTTTCAGCGCGCACGTTGCCGGCACAGGCGCCGTCTCGGCCACCGTGCGCATAGAGGCCCGCAACACGGCCAGCGGCGTGTGGCTCACGCTTGCGACGCTGACCATGAGCGGCACCACCAGCGCCGCGGAGGGCTTCGGCTCGCTCGTGCGGTACATGGAGTACCGCGCCGTGCTCGTGGCCGTGTCGGGCACCGGCGCGGCCGTCACTGTGACCATGGGGAGCTGACATGCCGGTGCAACTCAATGGCCCGGCGGTTGGGCAATCCTCGGTGTCAGGGGATGGGCTGCTTGTTTCGGCGGTTCAGCCGTTCCTGGCGTCGAGAAAGATCACGACGCCTGCTGTCATTTCTGTCATGGGGGTTGACAGAGGTACGTCCGGGCGCGTTTTTGGATCAAACAGGTCATTTGGACCCTACGCACAGTCAGAGGACTACGGCGCAACGTGGACAAATCGAGGCGCGGGGCCGGCCGGAACTGCTCAAACCGCGGTGCAAAAATTCGTTGTGTTTGGCGGCATGCTGTACTGCATGACCGCAACAGCGGGCGGCGTCGTCGGAATCTACCGCACGGCGAACAATGCCGCGTCGTCTGGGGATTACTCATGGTCCGGAGTACTTGAGCAGACCGCATCCGGGATTGAGGGCAAAAGCACCTGCTTCAATGCCGGAAGCCAGTACTTGTTTTTCGGAGAGTACGAATCGACAGGGACTGTAATTGCCGGCCTCGGCGGTCCGAGGTTGAGGCGGTCGGCTGACGGGGTAACCTGGGAAACTGTTTGGGGGCGCGATGCCGCAGTAAAGCATGTGCATTGCGTGGCCGAAGACCCGTACCGCCCGGGGCACATCTATATGACATTGGGCGATGGGCTGTCACCGTATTGCGTTCTCAGGTCTAAACAGCATGGAGCGCCTGGAAGCTGGGAAAATATCATTCCTAGCGTCGTTGGGCAAAATCTCTGGCAATCCGTGCAACTGAGCTTCAGTCAGAAATACGTGTGGATGGCGTCGGACAGATCTGGGTTTGCAGTGGCCGTGTTTGACCGAGATGAGCTAGTGCCAAAAAGCGCGACGCTAAATCATCCGTACATGATGGCAGTTCCAGCGGCGGCGGCAGTAACCGACAGATTTTTTGAGCTGGGATATTTGGGGGCGGTTGACCCCGAGACAGAGATTTATTATCTGAACCAGTCGGATTCTTCGTCGCCTGGCAATACGTGCGGCAATTTTGTGCTTCCGGCTGCTGGCGGGCAACTGCAATTGTTGGATGCTGGCAAAAACTGGAATTCAAACGGCGAAGTGTACGTTTTTGGCCCGCGCGTTTTTATCGGGAATGCGGTATACAACAGATGGTTTTAAGCCATCCCCTGCCGGTGGTGACCAACATGCCATACATCGACCGCACCGGCCTGGAGCAGCGCTTCGGGCCTGACGAGATCGCGCAGCTTCTGGACGATGACCGCAGCGGCACCGAGCAGCCGGCCGAGTCCGAGGCGCTGGCGCGCGCGTGCGATGACGCCAGCACGCTGATCGACGGGTACCTGGCCAGCCGGTACAGCCTGCCGCTCGCCGAGGTGCCCGCGCTGGTGGTGGGCTGGGCTGCAGACATCGCCCGGCACCGGCTGTGGGACGAGCGCGCGCCCGAGGAGGTGCGGCGCCGCTACGAGGACGCGCTGGCGCAACTGCGCGACCTGGCCGCGGGGCGCGTGGCCCTACCGCCCGGCGCCGGCGGCCTGCCGCAGCAGCCGCAGGGCGCACTGGATGGGTTCTCGGCCGCGCGGGTCTTCACCATGGACAGCCTGGCGGGGTATTGATGAGCGGCGGCCTGATCACCTTCAAGATCGACGACAGCCGGGTGGAGGCGCGCATTCGTGCCACCGAGCGGGCGGCGGCCAACATGACGCCGGTCTTCGCCACCATCGGCCGGGTGCTGCTGGCGCGGGTGAAGCTGTGCTTCATGATGGGCGTTGACCCGTGGGGATCGCCCTGGGCGGCCCTGAAGCTGCGCCGCGGGCAGCCGCTGCGCGACACCGGCCGGCTGAATCGCAGCTTCGTGGCCAGGCCCGACGCCACCGGCGTGACGGTGGGCACGAACGTGGCCTATGCGCGCACCCACCAGTTCGGCGCGGTGATCGAGCCGAAGCGGCCAGGCGGCCGGCTGGTTTTCCCCGGGCCCGGCGGCCGGCTGATTTTTGCGCGGCGCAGCGTCATCCCCGCGCGGTCTTTCCTTCCCGTGCGGCCCGGATCCGACCAGGTGGCGCTGCCGGTGCCGTGGGCGATCGAAGTCACCCGCGCGCTGCGCACCTACTTCCAGCGGGTGGGCTGACCATGTGGGCCACGCAGGAGGCGCAGATCATCGCCAGGCTTCAGCAGGTGCTGGGCGCCGGCGTGCACGTGGGCGCGGTGCGTGATCTCGAACGCGTGCCGCAGCTGCGCCAGCGGGCCCCGGCGGCCTGGGTGGTGTATGACGGGTACACCCCGGCGGCGGTGATCGGGAACGGCTCGCCCCAGCAGATCACCCAGGACTGGTTCGTGGTGATCACGGCGAAGTCAGCGCGCGGGGCCGGTGACGAGGCCGCGGCGCGCGACGAGGCCGCGGCGCTGTGCGAGCAGGTGCTGGGCGCACTGCTGGGTTTCCACCTCGGCGGGGGGAAATTTTTGCGACTCGCCCCAGCGCCGGGGCCTGAATACGATGGCGGTTACTGTCACGTGCCGCTGGCATTCCAATCGTCGGCCACTTTCAAGGCCGCACCCTGACACCTGGAGATCATCATGGCTGACTATTCCTACATCGGCAGCGGCCGTTTCTCCCTGCGCGAGGTCGGCGCCGCTGCCGGCTTCCTGTTCGTCGGCAACGTCTCGGCGCTGTCGTTCAACGTGACCGAGGACACCAAGGAACTAAAGGACTTCACCCAGCCTGGTGGCGGCACGTACAACGAAGTGCGCCGGGTCAGTGCTGTGGAGATGGCCTTCACCGCCCACGATGTCAGCCCCGAGAACCTGGCGCGCGGCCTGTACGGCTCGGCCACCGCGGTGCAGGCCGCAGCGGTGACGAACGAGAACGTGACGGTCTACCCCGGCCTGTACAGCCCCTTCGAGTCGATGCACGACGCCACCGTGGCGCCCACCATCGTGCCGGCGCAGGCCGCGGCCGCCTCGCGCGCGAACACCACGGCCTACGCCCTGGGCGCCTACGTGCGGCCGGCCACGCCGAACGGCTTCTACTACAAGGCCACGGCCGCCGGCACCAGCGGCGGCAGCCTCCCCACCTACCCCACCACCGTGGGCGCCACCGTTGTGGATGGCACCGTGACGTGGACGTGCGCGGGGAAGACCGCACTGGTGGCCGGCACCGACTACGATCTCGGCACGGCCGGCTTCACGCCGAACGCCGCGGCGACGATCGACGGCGAGGTGTGGGTGGCCGGCTACACCAAGGCGGCGCACTCGGTGGTGCAGGCGCTGGTGGCCAGCGGCAAGGAATACGAGGTTCTGTTCGAAGGCCTGAACGAAGCCCGCAGCGGCAAGCGCACCCGCGTGCGTGCCTGGCGCGTGAAGGCCGGCGTGCTGGCCAGCCTGGCGCTGATCGGCGAGGAGTACGCCGCGCTCGAACAGACCGGCAAGTTGCTGAAGGACACCACCAAGACCGGCGCCGGCGTCTCGCAGTACTTCAAGGCCGAGATCGAAGCGTGACGGCCAGCACCGCCGACGACGGCCTGGACGTTCTCGCGCCGGCCCCGCGGCCGGTGCAGTTCAAGGGCCAGGCCTACCAGGTGGGCCCGCTCAAGCTGGGCCAGCTGCCAGCCTTCGCGCGGGCGATCCGCCCTCTCACGGGCGCGCTGGGCGACATGTTCACCGGCGACCGCCCGCTGGACGTTGGCGGCGTGGTGGACTTGATGGCCGACCACGGCGAGGAGCTGCTGCAGGCTGTGGCCATCGCCACCGGCATCCCCCGGGCCGAGCTGGACAAGGGCGACGCGGCGGATCTGCTGCACCTAGTGCCCGTGGTGCTGTCGGTGAACCGGGATTTTTTGCTGGGCCGCCTGCCGCCGGCGATGCGGGCGGCCGTCAGCCTTCTGGCGCTGGTGGGTGGGGATGGGCAGACGCCTGTCAGGCCCTGATCGGCGCCGGGCACTCGTTCGCCGAGGTCCAGGGCTACACCATCGCCCAGGTGCACGCCTTCCTGGGCGCGATCGAGCGGCAGGAGAGGCAGCGCCGCCTGGGTGACGCGATCGCCGCGCGCATGGCCCAGGCCGATGGCAAGGCGTGGAAGGGCTACCTGAAAGGACTGCGCAGTGGCGGCTGATCTTGAGATCCGAATCGGTGCCGAGCTCACCGAGATCAATCGCGCGCTGAAGCAGCTGCGGGGGGATCTGGCCGGGCTGGGCCAGGTGGCGCAGCGGGCCGGCAGCGGCCGGCCACTCGCCGGCCTGGAAACCGGCGCTGGTGCTGCCATGGGGCAGGTGAAGGCCCTCGCGGTCGGCCTGCTGGGGATCCAGACGATCCTGACCGCCATCCGCACGGCGGACGACCTGGCAAGCCTGAATGCGCGGCTGCGGCTGGTGACGGACGGCGCCGAGGCGTTCAACCGCGCCCAGGTGGAGTTGTTCGAGATCGCGCAGCGATCGCGCAGCGGCCTGGCCGGCACGGTGGACCTGTTCACCAAGATCGCCAACGCGACGAAGGATGCCAAGGTTGGCCAGGAGGTAGTCCTCCAGGTCACCGAGTCGATCCAGAAGCTCGGCGTGATCAGTGGGGCCGCGGGCCAGGCGTCCGAGGCGGCGCTCATGCAGCTTGGCCAGGGCCTGGCATCCGGCACGCTCCGCGGCGAGGAGCTGAACAGCGTCATGGAGCAGACGCCGGCCCTGGCGGATGCGATCGCCAAGGGCATGGGCATCACCCGCGGCGAGCTGCGGAAGTACGGCGAGGAAGGGAAGATCACTGCCGAGCAGGTGATCAAGGCCCTGCAGTCTCAGAAGGCGGAGATCGACCGCCAGTTCGCCACCCTGCCAACCACTGTGGGCCAGGCCACCACGCTGCTGTCGAACGCGGTGCAGCGGATCGTGGGGGTGTTCGACCAGACGGCGGGCGCCACCGGCGGGCTGGCCGAGGCGATCACCGCGCTGGCCGAACTGCTGTCCTCCGATGCCGTGGTGGGCGCGGTGGTGGAGTTCGCGGCCACCTGGGGCAACGCTTTTGCGCTGATCGTCAAGGACGTGGGCGATGCGGTGGCGTTCATCCGCCAGGCCACCCAGGACATTGCGGGCAGCGGCGAGGATCTGGTGGCGCTGCTGCTGCGGGCTTTCCGCGAGCTGCCGGTGAACCTGCGCACGATCGTCAGGATCGTGACCGTGACCTTCGCGGGCATGGTGGATTCGTTCATCGCCGACGCCAAGCTGATGAAGGAGGCCTTCGCGGCCATCTTTACGGACGACACGGTGGAGGCGGCGATCGCGCGGCGAAACGCCCGGGTGCAGGCCGCGCTGGGTGCCGTGAAGGCGTCAATCGACGATGCGCTGGGCGACCGCGAGAAGGCGCTGGCACAGGCCAAGGACGCCCGGCAGGCGGCCACCTCCGCACTGCAGCGCGGGCGGCAGGCCACCGGGGCCACCAGCACGGGCAAGTTCAGGCCCCCGGAGCCTGACAAGGGCGCGGCGGCGAAAGCCGAGGCGCTGCGGAAGGCCCAGCTGGACGCCGAGGAGAAGCTGCTGGCCGACTCGGCGAAGCGGCAGCTGTCGATCCTCGAAACGCTGTACCAGGACGCCACGATCTCGGCGGCGAACTACTACGCCGAGCGGCAGCGCCTGGAGATCGAGGCGCTGGATCGGCAGATCGCGGTGGAGCGCGAGAAGGCCAAGGCCGGCGGCGCGGACAGGGTGAAGGCCCTGGCCGAGATTCAGCTGCTCGAGCGGGCCAAGGGTGACGCGCAGCGCAAGGCCCTGCGCGACCAGGCCGAGGATGCGACGAAGCTGGAGCGCGAGATCGGCCAGCTGCGGATCCAGGAGCTCGAGAACGCGGGCGATACCGCCACGGCCGTGCGCCTGCGCATGGAGGCGCAGTTCGCCGAGCTGGTGAAGCGGATGGAGGCCGAGGGCAACGAGGCCGGGGTGAAGATCATCCGCGGCCTGATCGACACCGGCGTGGCCCGGGCGCAGTTCGCCGACCTGAAGCGCGAGTTCGACCGCATCACCGAGGATCTGCAGCGGCGCCAAGCGGCCATTGCGGACCAGCAGCAAGCCGGCGGGCTGGCGCCTGACACGGCGAACCAGCAGCAGGCCGCGGCGCGCACGGAGGCGATCGCCCAGCTGGAGGTGTTGAACGCCAAGCTGCAGGAACTGGCCCTGCGCACCAATGACCCGCAGATCGTGGCCGGCGCCCAGGCCGCGGCCGACGCACTGCGGCGGATGGCGATCGACGGTGCCACCGGGATCGACGCGGCGGTGATCCAGCTGCGCGCGGCGCTGGCGAACCTGGAGCGGGACTTCGCCAAGACGGCCACCGGCGCCGGTGTGGACGCGCTGACGAACCTGTTCACCGACCTTGCCAGCGGCAGCAAGTCGGCCGGCGACGCCATCAAGGACTTCGTGCGCAGCTTCGCCGCCAGCATGGCGCAGATCGCGGCCCGTGCGCTGGCCACCTACCTGGTGCTGCAGCTGCTGGAGGCGATCTTCCCGGGCGCGGGCAAGCTGGTGGCTGCCACCGGCAACGTGGCGGCGAACGTGAAGCACTCCGGCGGCAGGGTCGGCCAGGGCACGCGGCGCGATGTCTCCCCGCTGCTGTTCGCCGGGGCGCCGCGCTTCCACGACGGCAGCGGCGTGCTGGGTCTGAAGCCTGGCGAGATCCCGGCGATCCTGCAGGAGGGCGAGCGGGTGCAGTCGCGCGCCGAGGTGCAGGCCGGGCAGCAGCAGGGCGGCGGCGCCGGGTACCGGATCGTGAACGTGGTGGACCCGACGCTGGTCGAGGGCTACCTACAATCGGCCGCAGGTGAGCGGGTGATCCTGAACACCATCAGCCGCAACCCTGGCCAGGTGCGGCAACTGATCGGACGATGACACCATGAGCACACAGATCGGCACCGCCAGCGACTATGTGGACCTGCTGAACAAGCTGGACACCTTCCTCTGCGCCACCGGCCACGCCTGGGGGAAGAGTTTCACCGGCGCAGGCACGGGCGACCTGACGGCCTACCTTGGCACCGCCACCAGCGTGGCCGAGACGTTCACCCTGACAGCTACGAACGCGACGACGTTTAGCGTCGTCGGCTCGGTCAGCGGGGCCCTGGCGAACGCCACCGTGGGCACGCCCTACACCAGCGCGAAGATCGCGTTCACGCTGACCGCCGGCGGCACGGCCTACCAGGCGGGCGACGTGTGGACGATCAACACCGCGCCGCCCTGGCAGAGGCTGCGCCGCATGGGGTGGGCCGATAGTCGAAGCATCACCACCAGCCTGCAGACGTGGGAGAACGTGCTCGATGCGGCCTCCAGCACGGTGGCCACCAGCGCAAGCACCAGCACCTCGATCGACATCACCATGGCCGCGGCCACGAAGGTGCGGCGCGTGCTGGCGCAGGCCTCCAGCACCGAATCGCGGATGCCGACCAGCTGGACGCTGCGCTACAAGGACGCCCCGGGCGACCCGTGGACGACGGCGGAAACCTGGACCCAGGCGTGGACCGCCCGCCTGGCCGTGCAGTTCTCGACGGCCAGCGACCCGGGCGCACACCTGTACTGGCGCCTGGAAATGAGCGGCGCGACGGGATCGACCGAGATCGCGCAGCTGCGGATGTTCACCAACCTGGCCGGTGCGGATCCCGACATGCCGGTGGAGGGCTACCAGCTGGCGTGGCAGGCCCCCGGCCTCGACGGGACGCGGCAGATCGTGTGCATGGCCGGCACCGAATGGGTCACCGGCAGCGACATCTGGAATGCTGCCTTCGCGGTGGCGCGGCAGTGGGTGGCGAACCAGCCCAACAGCGCGCAGACGGGCCACAGCGGCGCGCGGCGCATGCTGCTGGGCACCACCCCCATCGGCTACTGGTTCGTGGTGAACGGCCAGCGCGCGATGATGGTGACGATCTTCCAAGGGCTGATGCAGGTGGCCTACATCGGCCACGGCTTCCCCTACGAACCGCCCAGCGCGCACGCCTATCCCGCAATCTGCGCGGCCACCACCGGCGCATCCGGGCAGCGCTTCAGCGTGAACTGGAACTACGTGCGCGGGCCATGGAACCCGGGCGCGCAGAGCTCCTCCCCATCCCCGGGGGAGTCTTCGACCGTTGCCTACATGCCATCGGCGGCATGGCTGGAGTTCGTGAACATGGTGTCGTCCTCGGACGGCAACCCGGTGGCCAACACAGCCCCCTGCGGGCATGTGTGGCCGCGGTGGTCCGGGGCTTACACCAGCCTTGGCATGAGCCGGATCGTCGCCAACATCGACGGATCGCGGAGCCTGCTGCCGTGCGTGCTGTTCTCGCCGCAGAATGGGCTGGTGCAGGCACACGGCTGGGGTGAATTCGACGGCCTGTACTGGACCAGCGGCTTTGGCACCGCCCCGCAGGCGGTGATCCGCTATGAGGGATTCGATCACCTGATCGTGAACGACCTATTCCGCACCACCGCGGCCGACTTCGCGGCCGTTCGCCTGGACTGACGCATGGCATACGAAACAGCCACGGCCACAGGGCCGAACGATCTGCTGGACAAGCTGCGGGTGTTCGCCCTGGCCAACGGCTGGACGGTGGACTACAGCGGCGTGCGCACGAACGCCGGCGGCGGTAGCCAGGGCAACGGGCTGAACGCGCTGGCGATCACGAAGGCCGGGTGCAGCTGGGTGATCTACCACTCCACTGCGACGCCCAGCCTGGGCCGGGCACCCGGCCCATTCCTCTGCGCCTACATGTACCCCGGCCCGTGGGTGGCGTCCAATGGAACCGACCTGCAGGCGGGCCGTTCGGCGCTGGCCACTGCCAACAACTTGGGCGGCCCCTACGTCGGATACCACTTCTTCACGGACAGCTCGAAGGCCTACCTGCACGTGGCTGTGGAGGTGGCGTCGGGCCGCTTCTCACACATGATGATCGGCCACTTTGACCGCGTGGCGGCATCTGGCGTGGCGGCGTATGCGTGCGCGCTGCTGTGGGACTACCAGGTAAACGCCGTCAACCAGCAGACCGCCGGAAGCGTGCCTTTCGACGGCTACGAGGACAGTTCAGCCTATCAGGCCGGCGGGATCATCAGGGCCGACAGCGATTCAGTTTCGCCGCGCTACTGCAAGATGAACTTCGGCACCAGCAACGTGGCGGAACGGGCCTATGGCGGGTGGCGGATTGATTCCTCGGATGCCGGGCAGCTGGGCTATGGGCTGATGAGCATGGCGCCGTCGCAACTCACCGGCCGCGCCATCCTGGTGCCGCCCATGGTGTTGGTGTCGCGCAACAGCAGCGACGTGCAGCGCTCAATCGTCGGCACCCCGCACGATCTGCGGGTGCTGCGCATCGACAACCTGGCAGCCGGCGACACCCTGACGATCGGTTCCGACCAGTGGAAGGTGTTCCCGGTCATCCGCAAGAACGGCCCCCCGGGTGTTGAGAACTCCGGCACCTACGGCTACGCCTACCGCATCGTGCCATGAGCGCATCCCTGGCGCCGATCGGCGGGCCTGCCGGCTGGTCCTTCACCAGCCTGGGCCCGGCCGTCTTCACGGCTGCCAGCCTGGTGGCAGTGCCGGCGGTTCCGGCCGGGCCGGCGCGCACCGATCCGCTGCTGGACGTTCAGCAGCCGCTGCACCCGGGCGACGCGGTGCCGACCTTTGGCTTCGACTTCTTCGACCGCGTGCACTACAGCTGGGTGCTGTACGAGCTGGGTAACGTGATCGGGCAGCAGCAGGTGGCGCTCACGGTGTGGAACGCACACCGGCGGGCCGAGCGGCTGCTGGCGTTCACGCCGGCCAACGACGAGGGGATCACCGTCACCGGCGGCCACCCCGGGCTGCCGTTCGACTATTCGCCGCTGCTCGAGCTGACCTACACCTTCACGGTGGGCACCGATGGGCCGGGCACGATCGAGGCCAGCTACACCTTCGACTGGCAGACGGCGGACGGCGTGGTGCGCCTGACAGGCAGCCGCATCACCGCCTGGTCCTTCGTTCCAGACTGGAGCAGCGGGATCGTGGAGCGGTTCGAGTGGCGCACCGACATCCTGCGCGCCTACAGCGGGCGCGAGCAGCGGCGGGCCCTGCGCCTGGCGCCGCGCAAGGCGGCCGAGTTCGACGTGTTCTTCCTGGACGACGACCGCCGGTATGCCGAGGCGGTGATCTTCGGATGGGGCGCGCGCACCTGGGCTCTGCCGGTGTGGCAGGACGGCCAGCAGCTCGCCGCCCCGGTGGCAGCCGGCGGCCTGCAGATCATGCTGGAGACGGCGGGCCGCGACTTCGCCGCCGGCTCGCTGCTGGTGCTGCTGCACGACGCGCGCACCTTCGAGGTGGTGGAGGTGGAGGAGGTGCTGGCCGATCGGGTGGCGCTGGCGCGGCCGCTGGCCTCCACCTGGCCAGCTGGCACCACGGTGTGGCCCGCGCGCGAGGCGCGGATCGACGGCGACGCGGCGCTGGCCCGGTGGAGCGGCCAGGCCGGTGGCATGCGGCTGGCCTTCTCGGTGGCCGAGCCGGTGGATCACGAAGCCACGGCACCGGCGGCCACCTACCGCGGCGCGCCGGTTCTGGAGTGGCGCCCGAACTGGACGGCAGCGCCCGAGTGGGCGCTGGAGCGCAAGGTGGGCGAGCTGGACAATGGGGTGTCCCTGCCCGCCTACGAGGACGAGGCGGGCGTGCCGTTCGTGCGCCAGCGCATGTGGTGGACGCTGGCCAGCCTGGCCGAGGTGACGGCCATGCGCGGGCTGCTGTACTGGCTGCGCGGCAGGCACCGGGCGCTGTGGGTGCCGACCTGGGCGGATGACCTGGTGGTGGTGGCACAGATCGACCTGGCGGCCACCGCGGTGGAAGTGCGGCATATGGACTACGTGCGTCAGGTGGCCCAGGCCACGGGGCGGCGCGATCTGCGCATCCAGCTGCAGGACGGCACGGTCCTCTACCGGCGCGTGACCGGCTCGGCGCAGATCAGCACCACCGTGGAACGGCTGACGATCGACGCGGCGCTGGGCCGCACGGTGCAGCCGGCCGAGATTGTCCAGGTGTCGTTCCTGGCCCTGATGCGGTTGGATAGCGACGCGGCCGAGCTGGCGTTCTGGACTGGAGAGGTGGCCGACGTGCCGCTGGTGTTCAAGGGGTTCCAGCATGACCTATGAGGCGGCCGAGACAGGCGAGGCCACGGGCCGGCCCGTTGAGCTCTACACCTTCGCGCGGGACTACCTGGCCTGGCGGTACACCAGCGCCGACCGGGCCGTGGTGGCGGGCGGCCAGTCCTTCGCGCCGCGGCCGATCAGCCGTTCAGCGATCGAGGCCACCAGCGAGAAGGCCCGCGCGGCCATCACCATCACCGCGCCGCGGGATCTGCCGGTGGCGGACCTGTTCCGCGTGGCGCCGCCAACCACCGGGGTCACCGTGCTGATACAGCAGTACCACGAAGGCGACGGCGAGCTGGCCGCACTGTGGACGGGGCGGATCCTGGGCGTGTCCTTCGAGGGCATGGTGGCACGCATCCAGTGCGAGCCGGTGTCCACCTCCATGCGCCGCGTCGGCCTGCGGCGGGTGTTCCAGCGGCAGTGCCCTCACGTGCTGTACGGGCCGGCCTGCGGGGTGAACAGCACCAGCCGGCGGATCGCGGCCACGATCGACGCGGTGACGCCCGGCACGGTGCTGGTTCCGCAGGCTGACAGCCTGGCAGACGGGGCGCTGGCCGGCGGCTACCTGGAATGGGAGGTGGCCACCGGCATCATGGAGCGGCGCTTCATTGAATCGCACGTGGGCGCGGTGCTGACGATCGTGGGCAGCACCTACGGCCTGGCCGCCAGCATGGAGATCAGCCTGTACCCCGGGTGTGACCACACCATGGCGACCTGCGACGCCAAGTTTTCCAACGCCCCGAACTACGGCGGCTTTCCCTACTGGCCGCAGAAGAACCCCTTCGGCGGCGACCCGATCTTCTGAGGCCACCATGGAAATCTTCGTTTACCTGGCCGTTCTGATCGTCTCCAGTGTCGTGGCCATGGCGCTGGCGCCGAAGCCGAAGCCCCCGAAGCCTGCCGCGCTGGCCGACTTCGACGCCCCCACCGCAGAGGAGGGGCGCGCCGTGCCGGTGATCTTCGGTACGGTCTGGATCACCGGGCCGAACGTGGTGTGGTACGGCGACCTGGAAAGCGAGCCGATCCGCAAGAAGGGCGGCAAGAAGTGACGGCGCCCGCGGATCCGATCGTGCGGCTGCGCCACTGCATCGGCGTGGACGGCCGCACCTACTGCGCGCCCGGGGTGCGCTCGTTCTTCGCCCGGCACCGCCTCGACCTGCGGACCTTCGTGCGCGAGGGCCTGCCGGCCAGCGTGATCGAGGCCACCGGCGATGCCATGGCGCTGCGCGCGGCCGAACTGGCCAGGGCTGAAGCTGCAGGGGGTGCGTGATGGGTGCGGGGAGCAAGACCGTCACGGTGGGGTACCGCTACAAGCTGGGCCTTCACATGATCTTCAGCGCTGGCCCTGTGGACGCGCTGCTGGAGCTCCGGGGCGGCGACCGCACGGCGTGGACGGGCAACGTCACCAGCTCGCAGCTGATCACGATCGACGCCCCGGACCTGTACGGGGGCGACGAGAAGGAGGGCGGCATCGTCGGCCAGGTGGACGTGATGATGGGCGAGCCGGCGCAGGGACCGAACGACTACCTGCAGGGAATCCAGGGGAACCCGCAGCCGGCCTACAGGGGGCTTTTCGGGTTGGTGTTTCGGCGCTGCCGGCTGGCCTCGAACAACCCCTACCTGAAGGCCGTGGCGGCCAAGGCCCGGCGCATCGTGAGCGGGTGGCAAGGCGGCGCGCCGTGGTACCCGGCGAAGGCAGCGATCGACATGGGCGGCGGGCTGCTTGCGATGAACCCGGCGCACATCGTCTACGAGGCGATGACGAACCCCGAGTGGGGCATGGGCTACAGCTCCGGCCTGTTCAACGGCCCGAACTTCCAGGCCGCGGCGGACACCTTCCACGCGGAAGGCCTGGGCCTGTGCATGCAGTGGCTGCGGCAGGAGCCGATCGACGAGTTCGTGCGCATCGTGCTGGATCACGCCGGCGCGAACCTGGTGCAGGACCGGCGCACGGGGCTGTTCGAGCTGCGCCTGATCCGCGGCGGGTATGACCCCGGCACGCTGCCACTGTTCGACGAGGACAACATCCTGCAGCTGATCAGCTTCGAGCGGCCGGCGATCACGGACGCGGTGAACGAGATCAGTGTGCAGTTCGACGACGTGGCCAACGGCCGGCAGGGCAGCATCGCGGTGCAGAACCTGGCGAACGTGACGGCGCAGGGCGGGGTGGTGACGCAGGGCCGGAACTACCCAGGCGCGCCCACGGCTGAACTCGCCACGCGGCTGGCCATGCGCGATCTGCGCGCGATCTCCACGCCGCTAGCCCGGGCCCGCCTGCGGGTAGACCGCAGCGCGTGGAACATGCAGCCGGGCGAGGTGTTCCGCCTGAGCTGGCCCCGCCTGGGCGTCTCGCAGCTGTGCCTGCGGGTGCTCAAGATCGACCTGGGCACCCTGTCCGAGGGCGCGATCGAGATCGAGGCCGCCGAGGACGTGTTCGGCATGCCCGCAGCAGCCTACGCCGCCCAGCAGCCGATCGGGTGGACGGACCCACGCAACCCACCGGCCGCGGCGGCGGTGCGGGTGGTGCGCGAGGCCACGTTCTACGAGCTGCAGCAGGAGCTGGGCTACTCCTCGGCCTCCACGCTTTCGGATGACGCCGGGTACCTGATTACCTCGGCGGTTGCGCCGTCGCGCGACTGCATGGACTACGCCCTGGTGACGCGGCAGGGGCCCGGCGAGGCGTTCGAGGAGCGCGCGCGCGGGCCGTTCGCCCCGGCCGGGCAGCTGGTCGCGCAGATCGCCCCCGGGGCGTCGTCATGCACCATCACCACGCTGCGCGCTGGCAGCCTGGTGGAAGCCGGCACCTATGCGCAGATCGGAGCTGAGATCATCCGCGTGGACTCGTTCAACGCCGACACCGGTGCGCTGTCCATGGGCCGCGGCGTGTGCGGCACCGTGGCGGCCACGCACGCTGCAGGCGCCTGGGTGGTGTTCCTGGACGGGTACCTGGCCGCGGAGGGGATCGAGCGGATCGCCGGGCAGTCGATCGACGTGCGCCTGCTGCCGCGCACCGGGCTGGGGCAGCTTTCCGAGGCCGGCGCCCCGACAGATGCTTTCGAGATCCAGGGCGACGCCGGGAAGCCGTTCCCGCCCGGGCGCGTGCGCATCAACGGCCAGGCCTACCCCGCCACCGTCACCGCGCTGCCGCTGGTGATCAGCTGGGCGCACCGCAACCGGCTGCAGCAGAACCTGGAAGGCGACGAAACCGGGAACATTGGTCCAGAGGCCGGCGTCTCCTACCGGCTGGAACTGCGGCACGCCACCACCGACGCGCTGCTGGAAAGCCACACCGGCACGGGCACCAGCTACACATCTGCGCTCACCGCGGCCACGCCGCTGCGGCTGCTGCTGTGGTCGCAGCGCGGCACCCGCACGGACGTGGAGGCGACGGGCATCACCTGGACGGCGACGATCACCCAGGCGGCCGCTTCCGGCGTGGCGCAGATCGTGCGCTTCGACCTTTCCGGCACGGCCGAGGCCAATGCGCAGTACATCATCGAAGTGAACCAGGCCGGGCGCACCTCGGTGTTCTATTCCGGCTCGGGCATGGGTTCGGTGGGGCAGGTGGTCGATGCACTGCGCGAACTGATCGACGCGGACCCGAACTACGGGGCTACGTCCTCCGGCGCGTCGCTGTTCGTGTCCGGCCTGCCCGGTTCGGCGTTCACGTTCTCGGCATGGGGGCGGAAGGATGGCTTCACCGCCCCCTACCTGGACAGCGCACAGCGCCACGAGATCACGTTCAGCTTGGCGCCGTAGCCTAGGCCAACCGCTGGCCACTGCACCCGCGCGCCGAGGATCTGGCAAAAAAACTGGCCGCACGGGGCGGCCAGAAGTAGCAGGACAAGCAAGCGACCGGCCCAGGGAGGAGGAAAAGCCGGCGCGCCGATTCTATGCCATTGGCACGCGGCCGCGGGCAACTGCTGGCGGTGTGGCCTTCGCGGCCGCACCATGTGCACACCAGGCGCGGCATCACTTGCGCCGGAAGGCCGCGGCGGCCAGCAGTGCCAGCACAGCGAGTGCGCCGCCGGCCGGCTCCGGCACGTGCCCGTGGTGCGCATCGGCCTGCAGTTGGGCGGGCCCCCACGCCCTGGTGGTCCAGCTGATGTTCCCGCAGACGAACGGCTCTACGATGCACCACTGCTCATGGCACCAGGCCGCGGCGAGCTCGGTGTGGTCGGGCTTCCACCCGTCCATGGTGACGCGGCTGGCCACCTGGCGCTGACCGAAGTTCATGTCGTTCAGGCCGGCGTCGGTAAAGTCGATCGTTGCGGAGCGCAGCGATCCGGTGCGGTCGATCTCCGCCAGCGCGTCGGGCGCGGCGTGCATCACCCGCCACGCCAGCCGGGCCCGCGTTGCCCACGGCATGTGCTCGTATCGCATGACAGCGTGCCAGCGCGAGCCGCGAAACGGGTTCAGACCCGGCTGGTCCCACGCGATCACCGGGCGGACCTGGACGCCTGGGGCCGCATGCGCCAGCCCGTAGGTGGCCATGATGGTGACCAGGGCGAACAGCACGATGACCAGCACCTGAAGAACCAGCAGCGCGCTGCGGCGAAGGATGCGGCGGCCGGCGATCACTTGCGGCCCTTCTTCGCGGCAGGCCGCTGCTCGCGCTTCTCCAGCCACTGGTCCACCGTGGTGCGGCGCCAGGCAAGCCTGCCGCCCATGTCCACGCGGGGCGGCAGCCAATCCACGCCGCGGTTCACGCCGGTGCGGATGGCCGATTCAGTGCGGCCGAGTTTTGCGGCCAGCTGGGGGACGTACAGCACGTCGGGATCGCTCATGGTGTAGTTCTCGCGGAAGGCAGGGCCGAATCCCCGCGGGGTCAGAACGGAATGTCGTTGTCCATGTCATCGAAGCCGGTGGACGACTTCGCCGCAGGTGGCCGGGCCGCGTTCTGCTGGAGCGCTGGTGCCGGCGCCGTGGCTGCGCCGTCATCGCGCTGGCCGGCTGTCAGAGCCAGATCGTCCACGCGAGCCACCAGCCTGAACGCGGCGCCGCCTTCGTTCTTCTTCTCGTAGGTTTCCACGTGCACGTCCGAGCACACCAGGAACACCTGCCGGCCCTTCGTGAGGAACTCGGCCAGTTTCTCGGCGCGCTCGCCCCACAGCGCCACCGAAACCCACTGGCTGGGCCGCTTGCCCTCAGAATCCTTGCGGCCGTAGTTGAACGCAGCGGTGAAGTTCGCCACCGGAGTGCCTTCCGGGGTGTAGCGCACCTCGGCATCGCGGCCCAGGCGGGCCAGGCCTATCAGCTTCATGCTTCGCCGCCTTCGGCCTGCTGCCGGCCGCTCGTTTCGACCTTGACGCCCTGGCCCAGCATCATCACGAGATCATCCTGGCTGGCGACATCGGCCACCAGCATGTCGGCGGCCACGTGGCGGATCGCCTGGGCCTGGTTCGGCGCACGCACCAGGCGCGGGGCACCAGATGCCGGCGCGCCTTCCGCCTGCTTCACGGTGATCAAGTAGATCCGGTTCGGGGTTGCCATCATGTGGCCCTTTCGTGGTTGTGGCCCGGCACCATGCCAGGCCTGGGGGTTGATCAGCCGCGGCGCGCCGCGATGGTCTGCTTCGTGAAGATCCGCACGCCGGGCAGCTTCCCGGCCTCGCCCACGGCGCGCACGTAGGCCCTCAGCTTCACGCCGTCCACCTGCAGCAGCTGCAGCAGATCGGGGTGTTCGGCCACGTGCAGCACCAGCCGGTGCAGGTTCTCCACCTCGAATTCCAGTGTGCTGGTGGTGCTGATGCCCGCCGCCTTTGGCGCCGCGGCCACCGGCGGGGCGGCCACGACCATGGCGGCCACCTGGCGCTGCACCTCGGCCTCGCCGGCCCTGCCCTGCTGCTCGAGCGCCGCGGCCTCTGCGGCCAAGCGCGCGCGCTCGGCGGCCGCGGCCTCCTCGGCCTTGCGCCGCTCCTCCGCGGCCTTGCGCTGCACCTCCTGGGTGTAGGCCAGCATCTTGGCCTTCAGGCCCGCCTCGGCCTGCTGCAGCAGTTGAAGCGGCCCGCGGAACAGGTCCATGACGGCGGCCTTCGCCTCGTCCATCGGGCGGGTGATGGCCTTGCGCTGTTCATCCAGCCGCGCGGCCCGGCCCTTGATGCTGGTCAGCTCCTCGGCGGCCAGGCCGTAGCTGGCGTCATCGTTCACCTCGAAGGCCTGCACCATGTCCATGGCGGACTGCGCGGCGCGCACCAGGCTGGCGGCGGGCGGGTGAGACACCTTCACCTCGAGCGGGATCAGGTCGGTGGCGGCGGTTGCAGTGGCGGGGGTCATTGCGTCGATTCCTTCCAGTTGTGGATGGCGAGCAGCGCGCGGAAGGCTGGCTCGTCGTTGGGGTTGTTGAACGGCACCAGCCGGTAGGTGCCGTCCGGGCGCAGGTGCACGGTGCCGCGGCGAAGGGGCGCGGCGACCTTGCCAGCGTCCCGCAGCAGCAGGTCATACCCGGCCAGCTGCACGCCATAGGACGGGTGCGGCTCGGCGGCCGTCTTCAGATCCAGCACCCAGGGCGCGCGGCCGCCCGGGGCCTCGGGCGTCGGCATGATGGCCAGCCGGTCGATCGTGCCGGCATAGCCCAGGCTGATCGAGTGCGCGCGGTGTTCGGTGAGCAGCACGGTGACCTCCAACTGCTCCACGAACAGGCGCCAGGCGCGAACGTAGCCCATCACGTCGGGATCGGTGGCGCTGTCGTCCAACTCGCCGCAGTCGTCCAGCTCGCAGGCCAGGTGCGCCGCGGTGCCCAGCATGCGCTTCCGCTCCAGCACGGCGGGCGGGATGCTGGCCAGATCCGGGCCGATCGGCCGCAGGATCTGCGTGACGCTTGGCAGCACGCGGCCGCCAACGCGGTAGGTGTGCGATGCCTCGTCGAATTCCAGGATGTCGGCAGTCATGCGCCCCCCTTGGTCTGCCGGACCAGATCAGCGCAGGCATACAGGCTGGCCACCAGCCACCCCGAAAACGCCGCCGAGTCGGCGCCGGTGAAGTGCATCTTTGCGGTTGTCAGCATGCACAGCAGGAAAGCAGCGAGAGAAAGAACCCACCTGAAAGCGCTCACTGTCAGCCCTCCAGCTTGCGCAGCGTGGCCTTCAGGCCGTCGAAGTCGGCGCGCGTCAGCTTCTCCAGCACCAGGCCGCCGGCCTCGGCCAGCAGCTCGGCCAGATCCTTGTTCACGGCCTTGGCCTTGTTGCGCAAAAAGGCGATCTCGCCGGGCCCGACCGGCTCGGCGCTGGGCGAGGGCCCCGCCTCTGGTGCGCCGACCTGCGGCGCCGGTGCGCGGCGGGCGACACGCGGGGCGGGCGGCGGTTCAGCCGTGCCGGCCTGAAGATCGCCATGCTGGCCGTTCTCGTCCAGGTCGTCGTCGGCGGCCACGCCCAGCATGCTGCTGACCATGTAGCGGCGCATGTAGGTGATCAGGGCGCCGTACTGCTTGGGGTCGCGGTCGCCCATCTTGGGCAGCACCGTCTCGGCCACCAGGCTTTGCCCGCTGCTGTGCGTGAGCATGGTGATCATCACCCCGCCGCCATCCGATCGGGTGTCGATCGGCTGCACCAGCGCCAGGCCATTCGCGGCCAGGGCGGGCCGCACCGCGGCGAAGATGGCCTCCAGATCGGCGTAGCGGAAGTGATAGGCCCGGCCTTCCTTCGGCTGGATCGTCACGCTGCGGTTCTTCGGGATCGGGGGGAACTGGCCCTGGGCCGTGGCCAGGGCCGCATACAGGGCCGCCCGATCGGCGGGCCCGCTGCTGGGTGCTTCTTCCATGCTGCTGTCCTTGCTGGGTGTTGCGGGGCGCCCGGGTCTGAATGCCCGATGCGTGCCCGCATGCTACCGCAAGTAGCACCAGCATGCAACAGCAAGCCGCAACAAAACCCGGCCGCGGCATCGCCGTGCCCTCGGCGTAGCGTCGCGCCATCTCGTAGGAAGTGCCGCCGGCATCGGCCAGCGCCGGAACGTCCACGCCCGACCGCGCGGTGTCACTTACGTGACCGCGTGCGCGCATCGCCTGCCGAAGCCGTGCGCCGAACCCAGGCGCGCCGGCCTTGTGCATATCCCTGTTCATCGCTCGGGATTGTCCACCGCTGGGGTTGATCTTGCATACTACAGGCCGTAGCATCAGGCTGCAACTGAAAGGGGTAAGCATGCAGGATGGAATGAAAGCGCCAACGGCCGAGCAGGTGATCCGTGCGGCCATCGGCGCCGCTGGCGGGCCGGCGAAGGTGGGCCGGCACATGGGGATCAGCCACGTCAGCGTCAGCGGGTGGGCCGCGCGGGGCCGGGTGCCGGCGCCGCGGGTGCGGCCCCTGTGCGCGCTGGGCGGCAACGCGGTGACGGCCGACCAGGTGCTGGCGGCCATGGAGCGCGAAAGCGCGGCGCGGGGTGCGCGATGAACTGCCGGGCCGGTGATCTCGCGGTGACGCGCTTCGAGGAGTGGGTGCCACCGTGCTGGGTGGGCCTGCTGGTGCAGGTGGTGGAACTGCAGGGCGAGGTGGAGTACTCGCACGACCCCGGCGCGCACTGGTGGGTGCGGCCCATCGTGCGCGGCGCTGTCCACGGCGTGCGCACCCGCCACGACGGTGCCTTCCTCTACCCAGACAGCCTGCTGCAGCCGATCCGCGGCCAGCAGGTGCGGCAGGACGAGCAGCAGGAGGCGCGGGCATGAGCACGATGCACGAACGACTCGACCCGGAGCGACGCGCCGACCTGGCGCGCGATCGCGCAGAACGGCCGGCCGCACCGCGGCTGTTCAGCGATGCGTCCTGCCACCCGTGGCGCGCTGTGCAGATCGGGTTCGGCTACCGCATTACCGACAGCACCGGCAGCGAGGTGGCGCGCGTGTCCGGCATGCGCCGCACGGCGGCCCAGGATGCCGCGATGCTGGCCAATGCACCGGACACGGCCCAGGCGCTGGCCGACTGCCTGCCCGCGCTGTCGATCGCCTACCCGAGCGGCGGCCCGGTGCCAAGCGCCGCGAAGGCCGCGCTGCAGGCCTGCGGCCAGCCGGCGCCGAAGTGCGGCCTGCACGAGCTGCCGAACGCGCTGGTGGACTGGTGGGGCATCACGCTGCCGGTGATCGTGGACGAGGACGGCACGGCGGCCCGCCTTGAGGCGGTGCGGGTGAACGGCGTGTGGCTGACGGAAGGCCACGACGCATGGCGCTTCACCGCCGAAGACGTGGCCAGGATCGAGGAACTTGCCGAGATCGAGCTCGGCATCCGGCCTGGGCCGAGCAGCAGCCCGATCGACCGGCTTGTGGCAGGCCACCCGCGGCTGCAGGAAGGGGGCTGACGATGCCGACGAGGTATCTGCGCCCGGGCATTCGGGACAGCGAACGCCTGGACAGCCTGCAGCCGCTGGCCGAGGTGCTGTTCTACCGGCTGCTGGTCACGGTGGACGACTTCGGCCGCTTCGACGCCAGGCCGGCCATGGTGAAGGCGGCATGCTTCCCAGTGCGCGACAGCGTGACCGCGGCCGACTGCGCCAGGCTGCTGGCCGACCTGCAGCGGAACGGCCTGCTGGTGATCTTCGAGGTGGAAGGGAAGCCCTACCTGCAGCTGCTGCGGTGGGAGAACGTGCCGCGGGCGAAAGCGAGCAAGTACCCGCAGCCACATGCACATGCACACACATGCTCGCAAGTGCATGCAGATGCGGACGAGCCGCGCACAGTTCTACCCGTAACCGAAACCGAAACCGAAACCGAGAACCGAAACCCCCCTACCCCCCGCAGGCGGGGGGCTGTGGATAAGTTCCCGGAGTTCTGGCAGGCCTGGCCGGTTAACGAGCGGAAGCAGGACAAGGCCAAGTGCCTGGACCACTGGCGCCGGCACGAACTGGACGCGAAGGCCGAGGCCATCCTGGCGGACGTCCGCACGAAGCGCGGGACGGAGAAGTGGGCCGGCGGGTTCATCGAGGCCCCGCTGGTCTACCTGCGCGGCCGCCGGTGGGAGGACGGCGTGCTGCCGGCATCGCAGGCGCCGCAGGCGCCCCTGGACTGGCGCACCAGCTGGCGCACGATCGTGGCCAAGGGTGTGGAGGTTGGCGCCGGCACGTGGTCCGAGGAGGCCCTGGCCCGCGGCGAGGTGCCCGCCTTTCCGCTGTACCGGGCGAAGGTGGAGCGCCTGGTGCGCGAGATCGAGGGCGGCGGGATCGAGGCCGCACAGCTGGCGCCGGCCATCGGGGGCGGGTCATGAGCGGCTGGGTGATCGCGGTGCGCGAGCTGTACGAGCGCGGGCCGCTGCCAATCGGGCAGTTCCGGCCGCAGTACAGCGGCAGGATTCAGCGCGACATCAGCATGGACCTGCAGCGCGCGATCCGGCTGGGGCTGGTGAACTCCCCCGGGCGTGGTGGCAGGGTGGCCAGGCCGTACACCCTGACGCCTGCCGGCTTCGCATTCGCCGAGGGCCGTCTGGCGCCGGTGGTGCCCCCGTATCAGGCCAAGTACCGGGCCGGCAGGCCGAAGGGGTCGCGCGTGGTGCTGCGGCCCACCTGGCTGGCGGCGCTGCCGAAGGCCAACGAGATCAAGCTGAACGACAACGAGAGCAGGTGCACAAGATGCGTGATGACGATGAATGCCCGATGGGCTGGCGCGGCCTGTTGATGGCCGTTGGTGCGGTGGTGCTGTGCTGGCTGGCCGTGGTCGGCGCGGGGTACCTGTCCGGGGTGCTGCCATGGTGACGCGCGAGAACCTGGCCGAGTGGCTGCTCGCGCGCTGCGTTGAGGATGGTGAGTGCTGGCTGTGGCAGCGTGCGGTGAACGGCAGCGGGGCGCCGGTGGCCAGCGTGAACAAGGTGCGCTCCACGTCGGTGCGGTCTTTCGCGTTCAGGCTGCACACCGGGACCGACCCCCAGGGGCTGTTTGTGATCCCCGCGCGCTGCAACGATCCCGCGTGTGTGCGGCCCGAACACCTGCGCGCAGTCACCCGGGCCCAGGTGAACCGCTGGCTGGGCAGCCTTGGGCGGTTCTCGACGCTGCGCACCCGCACTGTGCATGCCGAGGCGGGCAGGCGCCGCAGCAGCATCGCCATGGCCGATGCCAGGGCTATGCGTGCGCTTCGTTCGCAGGGCATGACGCTCGAGCAGATCAGGGTGGCCGGGCCGTTCCAGGTCAGCACGGGCACGATCAGCAAGATCTGCCGCGGCGAGCGGTGGAAAGACTACGCCGACCCGCTGGCGCAGATGGCCATGGCGGTGACGCGGTGAAGCGCTCGGCACCTATGAAGCGCACCGCGTGGAAGCGCACCGCGCCGCCGGTGAAGGCCGCGCCAGAGCCGGTGCCGAAGGTGCTGGCGCCTGTGGCGCACGCCGCGCCGGCCCGAATGGCATCCGGATTGGCTGATCGCGCGCCGGTGGTCGCGCAGAAGCCAGCGCCGTTCCGCAGCGAGGCCTGGCTGGCCGCCGTGCGCACGATCCCGTGCGTGTTCTGCGGCGCGCCGGTGCAGGCCGCCCACCGCAACGAAGGCAAGGGCATGGGCACCAAGGTAGACGACTGCCTGGTGGCCGCGCTGTGCCCGCCCGATCATGCGGAGATCGACCAGGGCCGAAACATGACGCGCGACGAACGCCGGGCCCGCATGGATCGCGCGATCGTGCTGACGCTGGCCGAGCTGGTGAGGCGCGGCCTGGTGGGCCTGGTGCCGCGATGACGGTGCAGTGCGTGACGTGCGATCGCCTGGATCTGCGCCAGGCCGGCCGGATGGCCGCGCACGGCTTCGGCTGCTGCCGCCTGCGGCCCACCCATGAGTTCCACTCGGTGCTGCAGGACAGAGAATGCCCGCAGCATGTGCCGGCCCAGGATGCGCAGGTGGCTTCGCGCCGCGCCTGGCTGGCCAGGAAAGGCGAAGAACCGTGCAGCACGTAGAGCATCAGCACCAGGTGGCCCTGATCCTGTGGGCATACCGCACCAGGATCCCGCCGGCGGCGGACATCCAGCCGGGCGCCAGGGTCGGCGACTACCTGCTGGCCATCCCGAACGGCGGCCACCGCAACCCGCGCGAGGCCGGGCGCCTAAAGGCCGAAGGCGTGAAGCCTGGTGTGTCGGATCTGCTGCTGCCACTGCGCCGTCAGGGCGCCGCCGGGCTGTGGCTCGAACTCAAGGCCCCGAAGCGCAAGCCGACCGAGGCCCAGCTGCAGTGGCTGGAGCGCATGCGCCTGGCCGGCTACGTGGCCGAGTGGGCGGACAACTGGCCCCGGGCCGCCGCCATCATCGCCAGCTACCTTGGCGTGCCGGCTCCGCTGCCTGACCTGAGCGGCCACCCTACAATCCGCCCGGCGCAACAGCGAGAGGCGGCATGATGCAGCGGGTGCTTCGTGAACTGAGTGATGCGGTGGGCTTCGGTGCGGCGATCGAGATCGCGCGACGGTGGGGTGGCCGCGAACTCCGCGTGCCGGTGAAGGTCGGGCCCGGCGACCCGCTGGCCCTGGCGCTGGGCCTGGAGACGGCGCGCAAGCTGGTGGCGGTCTTCGGCGCGCAGATCCTGCAGCTGCCCGTGGAGCGGAACGCCCTGCTGGACCTGCGGAACGCCGCCATCGTGCGCATGGCCTCGGACGGCACCAGCCAGGAAAAAATCGGCCTGGAATTCGGCCTCACCCGCCAGGCCGTGGCGCACGTGCTGCGCACCGCGCGCGACCGCGCACCGCAAACATTGGCGGTTTCCGGCTGTAACGAACCGCGGTAACAATGCCGGCGCATGAACGCCGACGCCCTACGTTCGATCTGCCGCGCAGCCCTTGATTCTGGAAACCTGCGGGCCTTCCTCCACGTCATCCGCGTGGGCGAGGGGACGGCAGACGAGGACGGCTACCGGCGCCTGTTCGGCGGCGACCTGATCGAGAAACTGGACGATCACCCCCGCATACCGGTTACCCGCAAGCTGGGCGGCCGGCCGATCACCAGCACAGCCGCCGGCGCCTATCAGTTCCTGTCGCGCACCTGGGACGAGTGCCGCCAGGCGCTGCAGATCGGCGACTTCGGCCGCGATTCACAGGACCTGGCCGCCGTGTTCCTGATCCGCCGCCGTGGCGCGCTGGATGATGCGATCGCCGGGCGCTTCGAGCAGGCGGTCGCCAAGTGCGCCCGCGAGTGGGCCAGCCTGCCCGGTTCGCCCTACGGCCAGCCGACCAAGACCATGCCGCAGGCCCTGCGCACCTACACCGAGGCCGGGGGCACGTTCGCGCCCGACCTGCAGCCAGCGGCCCAGGCACCGGACCAGGTGCCGGCAGTCCCTGCTCCCATTCCACAACCACAACCCAGCACCGCCATGGCCCTGCCCGCTTTCGTCCTCGCCGCTCTGCCCGCCCTGATGCGCCACGTGCCGGAGCTGCTGCGCAAGTTCGGCGACGGCACCAGCGTGCCCGAGCGCAACATGGCCGCGGTGCAGACGGCGGTGGAGGTGGCGAAGTCGGCCATCGGCGCCCGCAACGAACAGGAGCTGGTGACGATGCTGGACGATGACCCCAGCGCGGCCAAGGCCGTGCGCGAGGCGGTTGTCGCAGCCTGGGGCCAGATCGACGAGGTGGGCGGCGGGATCGCGGCTGCCCGCGAGGCGAACGCCGCCGGCTCGGTACTGGACCCGAAGCGCAACCTGGCGCTGTGGATCACCCTGGCCATCCTGCCGCTGGTCTACATGGTCGTGGCCGCCGTGCTGTGGGGCACCGGCTGGTCGCAGGAAGTGAAGGCCATGGTCGTTGCCTCGGTGGTGTCGGGCGTCCTCGGCGCGATCACCGGGTACTGGCTGGGCAGCAGCTTCGGCAGCGCCCGCAAGGACGAGCGGACCGATGTCGGCCCCCTGAACGGCGGCGGTCCCCGCCCCACGCGGTGACGTGGCGCCGCGCGGAAAGCCGCGGCCCGAGCCCTTTAGCGATTCCGAGCTGGAGCGGCTGCGCGAGCACGCGAAAGAGATGGAACACCGGGCATGGCTGCGCGCGCTGGCGCGCCGCTGGGCGGTGATGATCCTGGCAATCGTTGGTGGAGTGACGACGCTATGGGACGCGGTGCACAAACTGCTGTCGGGCCGATGATCGAGGCCGTTCGCTGGGCCGATGCCTTCGCCGAACGGCACGAACGGGTGGCAATGGCTGTCGCCATCCTGGCGCTGGTGTCAGCCCTCGCCTTCCTGCTGGATCGGCAGGCCCCGGCGGCGCACCTGACGGTGCAGGCGCAGGCCTACCCAGGCGCCCCCCTGCTGCTGGACATCGGCGCGGACGACCCGCGCGGCAGGCGCTGCACATCCGAGCTGGCGCAGGTGACGATCGCCCCGGCTGACGGCGGGGTCACCAGGATGCAGGTGCGCGCGGCCGGCGACCGTGAGCTTTCCGCCCTGGTGCCACTTCCCCCGCACATGCAGCCCGGGCCGGCAGCCGTGGTGGCGCAGATCACCTACCGCTGCAACCGCATGCACCAGCTATGGCCGGTACAGACCACCGCCTCAGCCCTCGTCACGATCTCCCCCTGATCCTGGCCGGCGCGGCCATCGCGCTGCACTACGGCTGGACGCTGGCCCCTGCCGAGCACCAGGCCCAGGTCTGGAATGCCGCCGGCGCCATCGCGCGCGCTGCCCTTCTGTGGGCCGCCCTCGCCCACTTCCGCATGACGCGCACCCTGGCCGCCGTGGCCCTGTGGTGGATCGCCGAGGAGGCCATGGTGGCCACCTGCAGCACCGCGTTCATCTTCGCCCCCTGGCACGTACCACCCGGCGCCGCACAGTGCAGCGCGCTGCTGCAGTTCGACCTGGGCAAGGTGGGCGCTGCCACACTGGTGGCCATCCTCGCAACTGTCAGGCCTTACAGGTGACCCCCGTGCCCCCCACGAATCACACTTCCGCCCATGCGCTGGCCCCTGACCCTTCGCCGCCTGATCCCCGACATGACAACCCAGGAGTGGGCGATCCTGCTCACCCTGGCGCTGGCTGCTGCGGCGGTGCTGGACGAGTGGGTGCGCTGGCTGTCCAGCCCGTAACCGGGTCGCACTGGCACGCCGAGATCACCGGCCTGACGCTGCGGTGGTACCCCGCCGGCTCGCCCGGCTTCGCCGCACATGCGCCATTCGCCGCGGTTGCCCAGCTGCAGATCCTGGCCGGCGGACGGGCCTACATCCGCGGGCACCTGCGGCGCGATGGCCAGGCGCTGCGCCCGGCCGACTTCCGCGCCCTGGGCCAGCTGCTGCGCGACCAGTTCGGCCTGCGCACCCTTCTGGTCGATCGCCGCGGGCAGTGGCTGGAGATCGACCTGGGCAGGGCCTGACCATGAGGCGCACGAAGACGGCGGCCAGTCTGCCCACGCGGCCACGGCCGCCCGACGACATCCTGGAGGTGACCTTCGTTCCGAGAATGGCCCCGGCCGCAGACCTGAAAGCGTGGGTGCACGACAACATCCTGGCCGACGAAGGGCGCCTCCACAATCCCGACCACCGGCACCTCGTTGACGCCGGGATCGGATTCCTGTGGTCATCCGAGGGCTACACCAAAGCCGGGCGCCGAATCCTCGGCCTGACCGAGGACACCAGCATGTCACGCGGGAACGCCTGGGCCATGATGCGCGCCGAGCAGCAACTGCGCGAGTGGTTCGGCACGCCGCCCCGCTTCCTGATCACGCTGGACGCCATGCACTGCGCCACGTGCTCCGACGCCGAGTTCTGCGCGCTGGTGGAACATGAGCTGTACCACTGCGGCCACCGCTTGGACGAGTTCGGCAACCCAGCGTTCGACAAAGCCGGGCGCCCGAAACTGGCCATCCGTGCGCATGACGTGGAGGAGTTCGTCGGTGTGGTCGCGCGCTACGGTGTTGGCGACCCGGAGGGTTATCTCGGGCAGATGATCATCGCCGCAGCCAAGGGCCCCAACGTGGCGCCCGTCAGGATCGCACAAGCCTGCGGCACCTGCCATCTGCGCATCGCAGCCTGATCGCAGACCAATACCGGCCGATACAATCTGGCCATGGCAGCGCTGGACGTAAAGGTAAAGCGGTTCATCGTGCAGGCATTGGCCTGCTATGACACCCCCACGCAGGTGGCGGCCGCTGTACTCGAGGAGTTCGGCGTAAAGCTGGAGCGCCAGCGCATCGCCGTCTATGACCCGACGAAGGCCGCCGGACGTGAACTGTCAAAGGAGCTGCGCAGCCTGTTCGAGGAGACGCGCGCGAGATTCAAGGCCGAGGCGGACGCCATACCGATCGCATCGCAGGCCTACCGCCTCCGCGCGCTGAACCGCATGCACCAGCGCGCGGAGTCAGTCGGGAACATGGCCATGTCGGCGCAACTGCTGGAGCAAGCCGCCAAGGAGATCGGCGGCGCCTATACCGATCGCCGGCGCATCGTGGGCGATGGCCCGGGCGGTGCTGTTGCCGTCCACGCAACCGGCAGCCTTCAGGCAATGAACGACGCAGACCTCGAGAAGATCGCGCGCGGTGAACCCGTCTCCACTGCAGCAAGCGGCAGCGCGTGAGGTGCTGCGCCGGCGACGCGGGCGCGCGTCTCTGGCCGGGTACGCGCAGGCGGTGGAGATCCCCGGTAAGCCGGTGGACGATGACCCCGAGGCATGGCTGTTCCAGCCTATCGAGACGGCGGTGGCCGCCCACCACCTGCTGCTGCTGAACGCCATCCAGCGGGCCGCCTCCACCCGGTACGGCCGGTTCATGGTCTTCATGCCGCCCGGCTCGGCGAAAAGCACCTACGCCAGCGTGGTGGCCCCGACATACTTCATGGGCCGCAACCCGGGCACGAAGATCATCCTGGCCAGCTACGGCAGCGACCTGGCGCGCAAGCACGGCCGCCGGGCCCGGCAGATCGTGCGCAGCACCGCCTTCTCGTCCCTGTGGGGTGCCACGATCAGCAAGGACAGCAGCGCCGCGGACGAGTGGGCCCTGACAAACGGCAGCGAGTACCTAGCCGCTGGCCTGCTGGCGGGCCTGACGGGCAACCGGGCGCATGGTGCGCTGATCGATGACCCGATCAAGGGCCGCGAGCAGGCCGACAGCCCCACGATCCGGGATAAGACGTGGGCCGCCTACACCGATGACCTGTCCACCCGCCTGATCCCTGGCGGATGGGTGGGCCTGATCCAGACGCGATGGCACGAGGACGACCTGGCCGGGCGCCTGTTGCCGAAGGGCTACGCCGGCCAGTCCGGGCTGATCAAGTGCACGGACGGCAACCTGTGGGAGATCATCAACCTGCCGGCCGAGGCGGAGCGGGCCGACGATCCGCTGGGCCGGGCGCCCGGGCAGATGCTGTGGCCGGAGTGGTTCGACGCCCAGCATTGGGCTCCCTTCCGCCTGAACTCGCGCACCTGGGCGGCTTTGTTCCAGCAGCGCCCACGGCCTGACGAGGGCGGGATCTTCAAGGCGGCATGGTGCGCCAGGCGGTACCGCGAGATCCCGATCGAGGCGAAGCTGACCGTGCACAGCTGGGACACCGCACAGAAGCCCGAGCAGGTGAACGACCCCAGCGTGGGCACGGCCTGGCGCCTGGGCCGCGGCGTGCCGGGGTACTACCTGGCCGACGTGCACCGCGACCGGATCGACTACCCCACGCTGCGCCGGCGCGTGATCAGCTGGGCCGAGCGCGACAACCCGGTGGCGATCCTGATCGAGGACAAGTCCAGCGGGCAGTCGCTGATCCAGGAGCTGCGCAGCTCCACCAGCCTGCCCATCATCCCGATCGAGCCGGAGGGGAACAAGACATTCCGCGCCGTGGAAGCCAGCGGGCAGGTGGAGGCCGGCTTGGTGCACCTGCCGCAGTCATCGCCCTGGCTGACCGACTTCGAGGGCGAGTTCTTCGGCTTCCCACTGACCACGCACGACGACCAGGTTGACAGCGTGACGCAGTTTCTTGCGTGGGTGCGCAACTGGAGTGCATCCGTACAATCTGCAGGCGCGGGCATCACCCGCACGATCGCCGAGCACATTCCAGAGGTGGAGCGCGGCGCAGACGCTGGCTATGGGTCGATCGGCCGAGGCGTCGATCTCAACGGATTCTGAGGAGGAC